AATGTCGCGGAGGGAGTGTGACCCCTTTTATACAGGGCGGCCGGGCGGCTCGGCTAGCTCACATGGTGAGCATGCCCTGGCGGCGTTCCAGCGCGGTTGTGGCGCGCACACGGCCGTAGATTGTCAGAATTGTGCCGGCGACGCCGCCGACAGCCTGGGCGAGGACGACGACCTGGTCGCCGAGCTGGTGGATGAGCTCGGGCGGGACGTTGAGGCCGAGAACCGGGCCGACGACGGGAAGAACGGTGGAGAGGGCGGTGACGACGGCTCCCCAGATGGTCATCGAGGAGGCCCACCACTTGGCGGGCGGCGCGGCGGTGGGGGTTGGATGGTCGGTCATGGGGGTTCCTTGGTCGAGGGGGCCAGACCCTGCGGGTCCGACCCCATGCACGAGGTTCCAGATTCGAGTGCTGCTTGCCTGCGGCTTGCGTGGCTCTGGCAGGGGATGATGAGAGGTGGTGCCCTGGGGTCAGACCCGCAGGGTCTGACCCCTACACTGTCGCCTCGCGGGGCGTGCCACGGCCTCGGGTGGCGCTCAGCTGGTAGATGCGGAGGCTTACGGAGGGTTGGGGGGCGCCGAAGTCGAGGGTCTGCTGGGCGGCGGTGTAGGTGGCGGTGGGGGCCGTGGCGGTGAGCGTGCGCTTCATGGCGGTGCCGTCGAGGATGTCGATCTCGTAGCGCTCCTCGGCCTCGCCCAGGGGTACGTCTACGGCGTCCCAGGAATCGCCGCCGGTGCGGGTGCGGCGTATCCAGGCGAGGGTGAGGTCGCCGCTCGCGCGGGTGCCGCGGATGTGGACGGGGCTGAGCGGCTTGAGGCCCTCGCCGCGGAAGGTGTGGGCGAGCTGGACGTAGTTGGGCGAGCCGAGATCGCGGCTGGCGGGGCCGCAGCGCCAGTTGAAGGCGAGGCCCAGCTCGTCCTCGGTCATGTCAATGCGGGCCGGCGCGCCGTCGAGGAGGACGAAGCGGGCGCCGGCGGCGAGGGGTGAGCGCATGGCGTGCTCGGTGCCGCCCTGGCCGCGCAGGAGGCCGGACAGCGTGTAGGTGGCGGGCGCGGCGAGGACGGCGGAGAGGAACTGCAGCACCTCCCACTCGCCATCGTCGTTGCGAATGGCGGCGAGGTTGGCGCCGCCGAGCAGGGCGAGCTCGGTGACGGAGGCGAGCGTGCCGGTATCGAGCCCGACGCGGAGGCTGGTGGCGCGGTCGAGGCGGGACGCGGGGCCGGCGGGCAGCGGGTCGAGCGTAATGCCGGTGACGGCCGGGGCCGAGGCCACGGCCTTGAGCTGGAAGCCCGTGGTCTCGGGCGAGCGGTAGATGGCGATAGGGCCGGGCCAGGGGCTCTGGGCGGCGGCGGCGTAGCCGGCGGCCGGCGGCTCGTCGCCGCGCAGCAGCGGCAGGTCGAGGAAGGTGACGAACGGCTGGCCCGCGATGACGGCCACGCTCCCGCCGCGGTCGCGCGTGGCGCTGGGCGCGCCGTAGTAGAGGTCGGGGTCGACACTGAGCGCCTCGATGTCGCGGGCACCGTGCTCGCCGAGCTCGGTGATGCGCAGCAGGTGCGTGCGGCCGTTGGCGGCGAGGCTGACGGCGTCGCCGGGCTCGAGGGCGAGGCGGCTGGGCGGGAGGGCGAACTGGGCGCGCTCGCGGGCGGCCCAGGCCTCGAACAGCCACACCTCGGCGATCTCGGCGGCCTGCTCGGCGTCCAATACGAGCGGCACGTCGGCCAGCGCCACGCGGCCACTGCGGCCAGCCAGGCGGCGGGCTTCCTCGACGGCGGCCGGGTAGTCGCCGCCGGCGGCGATGTAGGTGATGCGGGCGGAGGCGGGGAGGTCCGTCTCCTGGGCGCGCGTGAGGGTGGAGAGGGCGGCGTCGGGATGGGTCTCGACCAGGTCGTCGGGCGTGAGTGCTGCGGCGGGAAAATCGGCGCCGCGGTGCGCGAAGACGATCCGGCCGCCGCTCTCGCGGGTATCGAAGAAGAAGGCGAGCTCCAGGGGCTGGAGGGTGTCGCGCGCTGACATGATGCGGTCGACGACCAGCCCATCGAGGGAGCCGTTAAGCGCCGAGGTGTCGTGGGCGGCGAAGCCGTGGTCGACGAGGATGGCAGCGACGGTGGGACCGAGCGGGGCGCTCTCCATGCGGCCGGTGAGCCAGTGGCCGAGGCGCCAGTTGGGGCCGTCGCCCCAGGCCTCGGTGTTGGCCGGGAAGGCGGGGTAGGGGCGCGCGTCCCAGGCGTAGACGTGCATCCGGTCGAGGTCGATCATGCGGCCGCCGTAGACGGCGGAGACGGGGTTGGCGCCGGGGACGTAGCTCGCATGCACGGGATCGAGGCCGTCGTGGACGGCCTGCAGGTAGCGGCGCTGCATGAAGTCGTCGCGCTTGCCGTGCGAGAAGTAGGGCAGCTGCGACTGGGCGCTCTTGGGGTCGATGAAGACGTTGGGCTGGTTGGCGCCGCGATCCACGGCGGGACAGCCGAGCTCGGTGAGCCAGAACGGCTTGGACTGCGGCACCCAGGCCGTGGGCGCGGCGGATTCGACGCCGCCGGGGCGGTTGAAATGCTCGTTGAGCCACCACGAGCGGATGTCCTTGAAGCGGAACACCCACGGCTTGCCGAAGGTGGTGTCGGTGATGGGCGTGCGGACCTGGGCGGTGCGGTCGGCAGGGGTGGCGTAGTACCAGTCGTAGCCCTCGCCGGCGACGAGGTTTCCGGCCAGGTAGGCGACGTCGTAGATGGAGGAGGCGCCGGCGAGGCGATCGAGGTGGGCGTTGCCGTCGCGCCAGTCCGAGAGCGGCCAGTACATGTCGATGCCGACGGCGTCGACGGCGGGCGAGGACCACAGCGGGTCGAGGTGGAAATAGACGTCGCCGGAGCCGTCGGTGGGCTGGTGGCCGAAGTATTCCGACCAATCGGCGACATACGTGACCTTGGTGCCCGAGGCGGCGACCACGGATTTAACGTCGGCGGCGAGATCGCCGAGGGCGGCGACGAAGGGGTAGGTGGAGGTGCTGTCGCGCACCGTGGTGAGGCCTATGAGCTCGGTGCCGATGATGAAGGCGTCGACGCCGCCGGCGGCCTCGGCGAGGTGGGCGTAGTGCAGGATGAAGCGGCGGTAGGACCACTCCGTGGGACCGGAGTAGGCGACGCTCTCATCATCGATGGCGAAGTCGGCCGCGTCCGCGGTGCCGACGAAGGCGGCGAGCTGGGTGGCTGCGGCGGTGGTCTTGTCGGGGGTGCCGGGCTGGCCAAGGGCGGGCGAGACGGTGATGCGGCCGCGCCAGGGATAGGCGGGCTGGCCGGTCGAGCCGGTGTAGGGATCGGGGAGGGTGTTTCCGGCGGGAATGTCCATCAAGAGGAACGGCGTCAGCGTGACGGAGAAGCCGCGGGCCTTGAGGTCCTGGATGGCGGCGACGACGGTCTGATCGGAGGGCGTGCCGCCGTAGGCAGCGCGGCCTTCCACGACGCTGACGAGGTGGGCCTGGGCGCGGTCGATGCCGGCGACGCTCCAGGCGAGCGGCTGGGTGACCTTGTCGGCGAGGTCCACGCCGGGGCAGATCTCGCAGTTGGCGGCGCGCAGATCGGTGCCGAACCAGGTGACGATGAGATTGACCGAGGCCACGTTGGGAAGCGTGGCCTCGAGCTGGTCGAGGGCGACGGTCCAGTCGCTGCCCTCTGCCCCCCCTTGGCGGGTGTGCACATTCTCGGGGAGATTGCCGGCGGCGCCGACCTTGCGGGTGACGGGCTCGGGCGAATAGACGAACTCGCCCGCGCCCGGGATGAGCGACACGGCGCGGATGCGCGATGCGAACGGATCGACGGAGCGGGCGACCTCGAAGGAGAGCTGCGGAATGCGGTTGCCGAAGGGGGCGAGCGCGAGGCGCTCGAACACGACGTAGGCTGTGCCGCGGTAGGCGGGCGCGTTGCCGGCGCCCTCGCGGGCCTCGATCAGGCTGTCGGGGGCCTGCGTCTCGCTGCCGGTGTAGAGGCGGTGGGTGAGGGTGGAGAGGTCGAGCTCGACGCCGTCGGCCCAGACGCGGCCGATGCCGGCGATCTCGCCCTCTGAGAGGGCGACGGCGAAGCTGGCGAAGTAGTGGTACTCGACGGACCTGGATTGCGGGCCGAGCGCACCGCCTTTGCCGCCGCCGCTCTGGGAGGCGGTAACGACCTCCTCCTCGAAGTCGGTGGCCCAGATCAGCTGGCTGCCGAGGCGGGCGCGGCCGTACAGGCGCGGGATGGGCGCGCCTTCCGACGAGCCGGTGATGCGCAGCTCGGTGAGGCGCGGGCCGGCGAGCGCGCGCGACTGGCCGGAGGCGCCGAACAGCGCGCGGTCCACGAACGAGCCGGCGAAGGCCCCGACCTGCGCGCCGACGGCCGCGCCGGTGAGCGTGGCGCCGAGGATGGTGACGCCGGCAGGCAGCAGCGCGCTGCCGGCAGCGGCGCCGGCTACGGCGAGGGCGAGGGTGGCCATGTGGGAGCGAGGTGGTGAGTGGTGAGAGGGGACGAATGGCGAATGGCCAATCGCGAATGGGGTCATCGACTATTTCGACCCGCCATTCGCCACTCGCTATTCGCCATTCGCCAAATCGGGAAACGCGAAGACCCCTGCCAGATGGCGGCGCCACCAGGGGGAGAGGGAGACTTCGGAGACAGGGGCGCCTTCCAGCGCGTGGATCATGGCGGTGGGGGTGGAGACGATGGCGCAGTGCTTGGCGGGGGCGGTGCGGCGCCAGCGGAAGATGAGGATGTCGCCAGGTTGCGCCTCGCTCGGGGGAACCTCGATGAGATGACGGTGGGCGGCTTCGAGCAGAGTCTCGCGGCCTTGCGCCTCGGCCCAGTCACGGGTGTAGGCGGGGAGCGCTTGCGGCTCCGGGCCATAGAGCTCGCGCCAGATGCCGCGGACGAGGCCGATGCAGTCGGTGCCGACGCCCTTGAGGCTGGCCTGGTGGTGGTAGGGCGTGCCGAGCCAGGTGCGGGCGATTGCGGCGGCCGTGGTGCGAGTGGAAGGCATGAGCATCAGCGCGAATGGCGAGTGGCGAATGGCGAATGGAAAGTGGCTAGTGACGCGAGCCCCATTCGCTATTCGCCACTCGCCATTCGCCTTGTCTTCACCGGCTCGCCCGGCTTGGCGACGGCGAGGATGTAGTCGGGGCCGGGCATGTGGGGGAAGCCGCGGAAGTTGGCGGCGTTGGCGAATCTCGTCTTGCAGGTGGCGAGCTGCTTGTCGCAGCCGGTGGTGACGGTGAAGGCATCGCTGGCGGAGATGGCTGACGCCATGGGCTGCCACAGCTCGATGGTGGCCTCGGTGCCGGCGAGCGTGTGGCGCTTGACCTCGTGGGAGCGGCCGGCGTTGGCGCCGGAGGTGAAAGTGACGAGGCCGCGCGTGAACCAGCCGGCGGCGAAGGCGGCGAGGCCCGAAGCGGTGACGAGGCGCGGGGTTGGGGCGGCGAGGACAGTGCCGGTGCCGCGGAAGGCCGGGTTGTCGAGATCGATGCCGCAGCGGGCGTCGCCGAGGTCGGCGTCGCAGGCGGACTGGTAGAGGCGGCCCTTGGGCTGCTGCAGGTAGTGGGCGAGGCCGCGCACCTCCGCCGTGAAGGCGGCGCCGGAGCGGCGCACCTCGCCGAGGCTGCCGGAGCGCATCAGCACGCGCTGGTCGGTGTCGGTCCAGTTGACGCGCCAGATCTCGACGATGGCATCGTCGTAGAGGCCGGCGGCGAGGTCGTCCTCGTTGAGGCGATCGGACTTGAGGGCGGAGGAGACCTCCAGGTTGTCCACGGAGAGGCCCAGCGCGTCCTTGATCTCGCTGGCTGTGAAGCCGGTGGCGGCCTCGAAGGCGGTGCCGTCGAAGGCGAGATCGCGGTCGTGGTCGGTAAAGCCGAGCTTCGTGCCGTCGTTGCGGGTGATGCGCCAGCACCAGGCGAGCGTGGTGGTGCCGGTGGCGAGGTGAGACTGGAGGGCGGGAGGGAGGAGTTTCATGGGGGCGAGTGGCGAGTGGCGAATGGTAAGTTGTGAACGGACGAGGTCGCGGCAACCATTCGCTACTGGCCATTCGCCATTCGCGCCTAGAGACGGATCTCGACGATGGGGATCGACGGGATGGCGCCGTGGCGGAAGCCTTGGAGGTTGATCTCCAGGCGGTCGGTGTCGAAGCGGACGGGGACGTCGAGCTCGAAGCCGGCGGTGATGGGCTGGCCGATGCCGGGGATGTGGCCGGGCGTGAAGGTGACGATGCCGGTGGTGTGGTCGATCGCGTAGTCGGTGGCCGGCGTCTGCGTGACGCCGGCGACACCGATGAGCACGGTGCCGGCGACGGGCTTCCTGATGGCGCGGACCCAGGGGTTGAAGGCGGCGCCGTAGGTCTTCGTGAGCTGGAAGATGGCGGTGGCGCCGTCGCCGGTGCCGATCAGCTGGTCGAGGGCCGTGGGCGTGGCCTCGGGCGGACAGGACTTGAAGTCCATGGGATCGCGCCAGCGGAAGCCGATGAGCCGGCCGCGGCGCTCCTCGAAGAAGGCGATGACGGCGTGCAGGTCGTCGAGCGACTTGATGCCGTAGCCGGCGTTCCAGCTGCGGCGCGAATCGGCCCAGCGGGCGTTGCGCTCTTCCGCGCCGGAGCCGAGCACCACCACATCGGTGCGGCGCTCCGGGCCGCCGTGGGCGGCGCGGGAGATGGCGGTGGGGAAGCGGGTTTCGTGGAACATGGTGATGCGCGAATGGCGAATGGGGAATGGCGAATGGGGGCTGCTGCCATTCACCATTCACCATTCGCTATTTGCCATTCGCCCCTTACAGGTTGCGTTGACCCTGCGCGACGGCGCGGGCCAGCAGGGCGGCGAGCTGGGTCTCGGAGCGGCGGAAGCTCTCAACGTCAGGGGTGCTGATATTGACGGTGACGGCGATGCCCGCGCCGCCGTCGGCGCGGACGCCGAGGCGGCCATCGGAGCCGCGGGCGAGGGGCAGGATGGCCTCGGGGCCGCGTTCGCCGGCCAGCCCCAGGCGGTTGCCGGCGAGCGGGAAGGCGATGGGGCTGGCGATGACGCCGCCTTGCGCGAACGGTACGGGCAAGCCCTGGCGGATCACGCCACCGCGGGCGAAGGCGGCGCCGCCGACGAGGCCGGCGAGCGCGTTGCCGATGCTGTCGGTGAGGGGCTTGAAGGCGGCCTTGAGCGCGAGCTCGGAGAGGCGGAGCGCGAGGGAGCGCAGCACGTCGCCGAAGCTTCGGCCTTTGAGGGCGAGGTCCACGAAGGATTGGGACAGCGCATTGGAGAAGCGCGCGCCGGCCTTGGAGACCTCGGCGAGCTGCGCCTCCAGCGGGCGCGTGTCGGCGTCGATGGTGACGGTGAGGGTGGGGGTGAGGTCATCGGGCATGGTGTGAGGTCGCGAGTGGTGAGCGAAAGAAGCGAATAGCGAGTAGGGAGTAGCGAATAGAGGCCGCACCACGCGGCTCGCCCTATTCGCAATTCGCTATTCCCTCTTGTCCGGGTAGCGCGCCATCAGCTCAGCGAGGGCCGGGCGCGGCAGCGGGCTGTTCCCGTGTAGCGGGCCGAGGAGGCCGTGCAGGGCGGCATCCAGCTCTCGGGGGGTCATGGACCAGAAGTCGGCGGGGCGGAGACGGAGGAGGCCGAGGCCGGCGGCCATCACGTCGGGCCAGGGAAAGGGCGGGCGTCGG